CCTTTCACTAGTCTATTAATCTAATCGAATTTGGATCTGCTCCATTCAGCATTAAAACGTTTTTAATAAAAGCTTATTAAACTCGCTTTTAATTTGAGTTTATTTGATGCCTTGAAACTTTTTTTAATTAACTATCATAACATTTCATAAAGTTAATATTTCACAAGGTTAACATTTAATAAGATTAACATTTCATAAAGTTAATATTTCACATTCCTTAACATTTCATAAAGTTAATATTTCACATTTATTAATATTTAACATAAGTAAACTATTTTTATTTAAAGATAATAAAATCTAATCCATTTTTACAAAAATATTAGTTTTATTAATATGGCCTAAAATCGAGCGAGAATGCCGTTTAAAATCGTTTTAGGTGCTTATAGATAGACCATAGCCCATTTTTAAAAAGACGATTTTAAAGCGATTTTAATTTTTCCTAATAGATAGAATTAGTTAAGCTTATATTTAATTTAGCCTATTGACTATTTTTAATATTCAGCTACTTTTATTTATAGAAGGGAGGAGCTATCCGAACTTCTAAAAACTAAAAACAGGAGGAAAAGAAAATGGAATGCGAGGAAATTAAGTTAGAAGAATTAATGGATTGGCAGAAACTATCGTGGGTGAAGACGTTCAGGATTCGCTATGCCAACGCCTACGTCACGCATTGCGAATGCGGAGGACACGGCAAAGCCGAGATGAACGAAAGGTTGATGAAGCAATGGAAAAACAAGATCGTGGAATTTGGGGGAGAAGTTCCACCTAGGGAAGAAGCACTGCGATGGGGGCAATTCAACGCCGAGGGTTCAACTTAATATGAACTTACTATCATCGACTATCACCCCCGAAACTTTGGCGAATGCCGTTGCAATCGCATTCCCTTTGGGAATTCTTATGGGATTCCTAATGGGGAAACTAAAATAAACCATAAACTAAAAAGGAGAATAGATAGAATATGAAGAACAAAAAAATCAATAAAATGAAACGCTTTCAACTTAGAGACAAGTTGGATGCACTAATGGTAAAGAACCAGCACACGTCAAAGTATGGCAATGAAATCGTAAACGAATTGAACAGGAGAATAAAATAAAATGAATATACTAATCCAAGACACACTAAACCAACGTGGACGATTCGAACAAACTACCACCCCACGTTTCAACAACATTCGGACAGCAGACGTGATGAACCAGTTCGAGGGATTGGGGTGGAAGCCCTTTGCCTCCTCACAGGTTCGTTCACGTGACGTAGAAAGACGAGCCTTTGCCAAGCACTTTGTAAGCTTGGCGAGAATAGGAGAAGAGAAGCAGGTTGGTGAGTATCTCCCCCGAATTAACTTGAGGAATGCGAACGATGGTTCAGCGTCCTTTGAATTATTTGCGGGATTCTACCGCTTAATATGCACCAACGGATTAATGGTGGGCACTCAATACTCCTCAATCCGAATTCGCCATTCGCTATCATTGAACAAGCTTGGGGAAGCTTTGGGGGAAGCCGTTGCACACACTGAAACGGATCTTCAACGCTCCTCACTAGTGATTAAAGAATGGCAAGGTATCACCCTTAACGACTCTCAACAGCGGAACTTGGCAGGGTTTGCGGTTGGCCTACGTTGGCGGGAGTATTTTGGGGGGGATAACTTCACCAAGACTTCCCAACGCCTAGAAGAGGCGGGGGTGGGAGTGGAATTTATGCGGGAAGAGTTCACCCGCAGAATTGACGAAGTAGTGAAAATCCGCAGGACTGAAGACGCATCCCCTAGCCTTTGGCACGTCTTCAATCGCATCCAAGAAAACGTGATTCGGGGAGGGTTTAACGTGAGTATGCCCCGCAGGACTCAACAGGGGATGGACATACGCCCCCGAAGAATGCGAACCATTCGGAGCATATCCCAAAGCATCGACATTAATCGGAAATTATGGGACGCAAGCGAAGCAATCCAAAGGGGGGAGACTCTCCCTGTATTGGTTAGCTAGTCCCACAGGGGAGGCGGGGGGAGTTCAATCCTCCTCTCGCCTTTCCACTATAAAAAGGAAAATTTTTAAAATGAGTACTAAAAAACTATCATCGACTATCATTTCAACACGTGGGGCAATGAATGAGGAAAAAGCCCTTCAAATCACAGGGGGATTATCTTCTCCCTCGAAAATGCCTTGCAAAGCTTATTCAATCCCCGCCAAACATTGCAAAGTTGGGGCAAAGCTTAGGAAGATTTTAAACTCCACCTGTAGGATCTGCTACGCTTTTAGGAATAACTTTAATTACCCTAACGTTGTAAATGCAATGGCTAGACGTTTCAAAGCCATCAAACATAAACGTTGGGTAGAGGCGATGGTTTACCTAATTAAATGCGATGGGAATCAGTTTTTCCGCTGGCACGATTCAGGGGATCTTCAAAGCTTTGAGCACTTAGACAGGATCTGTCAAATCGCCACCTTGCTTCCAAACGTCTCATTTTGGCTTCCTTCTAGAGAGTATAAAATGATCGGGGATTACATAACCCAAGGGGGAACGATACCCCCCAACCTTACTATTCGCCTTTCAGCATATATGATCGATGGCGAACTTCCCCTAACGATTGCGGAAAAGCTTGGGGCAGTAGTATCGGGGGTAACTAGGCTCGAAGGGGTGGCAACCTGTCCCGCCCCCAAACAGGAGCACAAGTGTATGGATTGCCGTAAATGTTGGGACAAAAAAGAAAGGATCGTTATTTATGGGGCACACTAAAAAAACGATATTCTTTTACCTGTTTTTGTATGCTTTGCTTTTTACCCTTGCAACGCTCTCAGCAATTAGAAAATAAAATGAAACCAAAAACAAACAAACGCAAACCTAACCCCCAACCGAAAGGAGGGGGAAAGGTGATAGTTAAGTGTAAGTGTAAGTGCAACTCTGAGGAGAAAGGGGAACGTGTGTTCCTCGTTAGAGTTCAATACATAAACCAACAGGAGGAAACCAAATGACAATAGACGGAAAGATGAAACAGGAGGTTAGACTAAAGGCAGACATTAGTTTGACTATTAATGCACACCATACGGAAAAGGTTATTAAAGATATCCTTATGCGGGGTATCTATAATGCGTTCCCAAACAATCCACTACAGGTGAATGAATTAATGTTCGCAGAGGAGCGAGACATTTATTTCGATGCTCGCCAAGTAAAGTGGACAAACATAACCGAAGAATATAAGGAGAAAAACGAAAGATAATGAAAACCAAACTAAAATATTACTATTCAGAACTTGAAGAACAGCAGGGGGAATATACCCACACGACTAAGTACCTGTTCAAAACGGCAGGTGATCCGTTTAAGTATGCGGATAACGTTTCAAAAAACTGGTACAATGGTGAAAAAGCGGAAAAAGATGAGTATTCAAATGGATACTGGCACAATGGTGGGGATATTCTCTCCTCAGTTGGAGAGGTAAAAGAAGTATCAATTGAAGATTACAAAGTATTAAAAAAGTACCTAAGCGTACTTTAATAAAAAGGAGAATATAAAAATGAGCAGAATGAGTGAAGAATATAAAGCATACTATTACAGAGCAGATCACTATAAATCCTTTGCAAAGGCAGAGAAAGCACAAGCCTTGTGGAGTTGGGAAACTACATACGGCTATAGTTCAACAGCAGATGCCGTAATTAACGCAAGGCGAATGGCATTAGCGGTAGATGGTGGGTATGAACAAATTAAAGTAGTATGGTGCGTAGATGGAGTTAAACTTAAAGAATGCTGGTTTGTGGATTCTGTAGAAGTGTTGGGAGAATATGAGAAGGAGGAAACCAAATGAATAAACCAGATTTACTAAAAGAAGCTTGTGGGCACTACCTTTCAAGTTGGGATGAAGAGAAGTACACCACAGGTGAACAGATTGTGGAGGCACTTGAAGATTGCGGGTCAGATATTCCAGAAGATATTGAGGCTTGGCAACCCTTTGAAACCTACCCGCCCGATGAGATTGCCGAGATGATTACACACCTAAGCGTAACATATAAAACTATGTTTGACTTGGGGGTGACATACGCAATGCAGAATAAGGAGGAAACCAAATGAATACTTGCACAACCTGTAATGGATCGGGATTAGATATTAAAAACACTTGGCCAAATGGAATGCCTTCCCATTGCGAAAAATGCGATGGATATGGGGAGGTATTAAAATGAGAAAGCCAAAGCCAAGTATTGACGATTACAAGCCTGTCTATCGTGAAGACAATAGTATGGGGTTTGAAACGTATGGTGAAGACCTAGCCTTTATACGTACTCAAAATCCTAATCATATTTGGACGTTAGTGGACGATGATAACGGAGTACCCACAATTGTGGCAGGGTATCACTTTGTCAACCGCATCCACTACATAATCACGACTAAGCCTTGGACGGATCAGAATTTAGCGTTCAAGTACGTTGACTAATTAAAGTAAGCCTAAAGCATTTGAGGGTTCGATCCCCTCAGATGCGGATTGTATAAAGCATAATTTATGATAGTTAAGTGTTCTTTAAGTGTCTTATGAATCAAGAATGTTATGAACAGAATATGGACGAAGCACCTTCGTGCGGGATCTGTGGTATTGATATGAGGAAGAAAATGACAAAGAAAATTGGAGATACTGCTTCTGCTTTATTTGCGGAAACTGCTGACTTTGATTGTGTATGCGACACCTGCTGGCCTCATTACATTGTGGCAAGTATGACGTTGGCAAAAGTGTTGGGTAGCCAAGTGGCAAGAGCAAATAGAGGAGGACTATGAAACTAGATTTAAAACTGATTGAAGAAGCTAAACTTGAAATAGCAAAGCTAAAGGATTTAAGTGCCCTTTCCTATCCAGAAGAAGTAAGGGCTGAAGAAGGAGAGTTCTGTATGACCTTTGGGTTTAATATCTCAAAGGAACAGGATGCTTGGATTACTCAGAAAGCTAAGCAATACACAAGAGGAAAGAAGAGTGCGTTCTTTAGGACGTTACTTGACACTCTTATGCAATTAGATAAACCAAACAAACTACGAGGAGGTAGGAAATGAACGATAAACAGGTGACTTGGGCTGAGCTACAAAGCTTAGCAATGAACAGGCTATGGAAGGGAACAAAGAGTGAGGCTACTGCTTCAGTCAACACGGCTTCTGCTGTTGCATTCTTTGGCGGGGATACTCCGCTAAAGGATTTAAGTGTTCAGCAGATTGATGCCTATGTGGAAAGCTTACAGACCAAACAGAATACCAATGGCACGATTAACAGAAAGCTTTCGGCATTATCAAAGATGCTTCGCTTTGCACTTGAGCGTGAGTTTATTACCAAGACTCCACGCATTGAAAAGAAAAAGGAAGCTACTGGCAGAATACGTTGGCTCACCAAGGGCGAGGAACAGACTCTTGTTGAGTATTTTTATAAAGCCAATCGGGTGGATGTTGGTACGCTTATTGTGTTTCTTTTGGATACAGGGGCGAGAGCAGGGGAAGCATTAAGTGTAACCTGGAAGGACATTAAGAATAGTACGGCAACCTTCTGGGATACTAAAAACGGAAGCCCAAGGTCAGTTCCCTTAACAAAGCGGTTGGTAGCCCTTCTAGATGGCACAGGAGATTCAGAGAGTACTGAGCGAGTGTTTAAGACCATTACCTACGCTGAGCTACACTACCTTTGGCAGAAGGCGAAGAAAGCTATTGGATTTGAGGCAGACGATCAGTTTGTTCCCCATTGTCTGAGGCATACGTGTGCTTCTAGGCTTGCACAGGCAGGTGTTCCTATAGTAACTATTAAGGAGTTTATGGGGCACAAGAACATACAGGTAACGATGAGGTATGCTCACCTTTCGCCCAATCAGTTGGACAGGGCAAGGGAGGCTTTAGAGATGGTATGAGTTTACTTAGGGAACGGATACAGGAACAGCACGATTACAAGCCTCTGCTTTTTGCTGATGGATTTGATGAAGCAATCCTCGGTGTAGGGTGGAGCTTTGATAAGCCTTTATCCGTAGCCTACGATAAGCATAAGTGTATTAAGATTCTTATGAAAAGAGATAAGATGAGTCGTACAGACGCTGAAGAATACTTCTCCTTTAATGTAGAAGGAGCTTATGTTGGAGAGGCAACTCCTGTATTTGTGGAGCTACTAAAATGAGCTTAGATATTAAGTGTACGTTTGAGCACTGCACTTACTCATCCTTTTGCACTAGATTCACTTTAGATAAAGGCTCAATTGAGGCTTACTTTGCGATGCGTCCTCCAGTAAACGAGGAATTTAAGTGTGTTATGTTTGAGCCTAATTCTGGGTTAGCTAAACGAATCTTTAAGCAATCCAAAACTCCCCTCCCCTCTGACGTAGAAGTTATCGCTCCTTAAGTAAAAAGAGGATGAGCTTACGCCAAGAAGATTTGGATAAGGAGATGGTGTCTGGTGGGGTGGTTCGGCACAACGAAAGCAGAGCTAAGTACATCCACAAGCAGAACGAAACGGCTCGACCTGCGGTGAACAGGCTTCTGTCTGGGTGTATTGATTTGTATGCCCATTCGATAAGCAGGTGGGCAGTTAGGGCTAAAAAGATACCTGGAGCTAGGCACACTGCGGTTAAGCATATTGGAAAGCTAAAGCCTAACGTTGTGGCATTCATCTCGGCTAAGACCATATTGAATGCGGTGTCTACTCAGAAGCCTTACACTAGGGTTTGCATAAAGATTGGGGAAGCAATTGAAGCTGAGATTAACTTTAAGAAACTAGAGAAGCACAACCCAACCTATGCTGAGCGATCTAAGCAACGGCTAATGAAAACCAAGGTTGGCTACGAGTTTAGAAAGCGATGTGCCTTTAGTACTATGAAGAGTATTGGGCTTAAAGTTAAGTATCTTACGCCTACTGAGAGACTCCATATCGGCTCGGTGTGCCTTGGTTTGTTTATTGAAAGCACTAACCTAGTTAAGATCCACAAGCGGTGGGAATCGCCAAAGCGGTGGGTAAACATAGTCATAGCTACAGATGAGTGTATGCAGTGGATCACTCGCTACGAAGAATCTAAAGCGTTCCTAAACCCTAGAAAGCTTCCCTCTCTTGAAGTGCCACTAGCTTGGATAAAGGAACGTAGTGTTGGTGGCTACAGGGACAAGCAACTTGAGTACTCTTTTATTAAGACAAGGAACAAAGAGTCTTTAAATCATATCGTAAAGAACACTAAGGATGAGGTGTTTAATGCGGTTAACAATATGCAAAGCACTTCTTGGCGGGTGAATAGGTGGATCTTTGAAGTAATGCAAAGCTTCTGGAAGAACGGAATTGATGATGGCAAGGAAGTACCTATGAACAAGTTGTTAACAATCCCTTCCAAGCCTAAACCTGGAGCTACAAAGGAAGAGATCAAAGCCTATAGCAGACAGACCGCTTACGCCTATTCAAAGAATGCTCAGTACAGAAGCCAACGCTTAGCCTTAGCTCAAACTCTATACACGGCTGAAAAGCTTTTGAATGAGGTAGGCTTTTACTTCCCCTGCCAGTTGGATTTTAGAGGCAGAGTTTACTACGTTCCAGACGCACTTACCCCGCAAGGTTCGGACTATGCTAAGGCACTGCTAGAGTTTACCAAGGGGGTTGGTATAAAGATGGAGCAAGACCTTATGCCCCTTGTTAGGTACGGCTTTAAGCTGTTTGGGAATAAAGGTGACGATAACGAGGCTTTGCATTGGGCTAAGACAAACGATCTTAAAATTAAAAGAAGCGTAGATGAGCCTTGGAATTCCAGGTGGTGGCAAGAGGCTAAAGAACCTTGGCAATTCCTCAGATGGTGCAAGGAGTATAACGATGCCCACACCAAGCCTAACTTTCAAAGCCATCTTCCGATTACTTTAGATTGCACTGCTAGTGGGCTACAGATTCTTGCCCTTCTCACAGGGGATGAGACAAGTGCGGAGCACGTTAACTTAGTACAAAAGGAACATCCCTCAGACATTTATGGCAAGGTGCTGGGAGAGTTAAACATACTTGTAAGGGAAGATCAAAGCGACTACGGAAAGTTCTGGGCATCCAAAGCTTTAGACAGAGAGTTAACCAAGCCTGTTTGTATGACTCTTCCGTATGGTGCTACGCTTTATGGGATACGTGCAGGTATTGAGGCTTGGTACAGGGACAAGTACAAGGTAGTGCCAAAGGATATGCCAGACTTCTGGAAAGGCACAATGTATCTAGCCAAGAAAGCTGTTGAAGCTGTTGAGAAGTTTCTACCAAAGGGAAAGCTATGTATGCAGTGGATCACGGATGTAGCTACACCAGTAGCAAAGGCTAACAAACCAGTGTGCTGGACTTCGCCTAGTGGGATGCTTGTGGTTCAGCCCTATATGGCAAGCAGTGGACTCATCGTTAAGACAAGCCTCCTGGGTAAGTTGCGATACATAATGCTACAAAAAGAAAACCACAAAAAGGTTCATTTATCTAAGCAACGTCTTTCGGTAGCTCCTAACTTCATCCATAGTATTGATGCAAGCATTCTTCACCTTGCTCTTTCTGAATTTGAAGGAAGTGTTGTAGGTGTTCACGATTGTTTTGGCACACACGTAACGGATCTTTCGGATTTGGCAGAAAAGATAAAGCTTGCAATGCTCAACATTTTCAAGGTGGATCGGCTTCTGGAATACAAGCAAGCTATTAGCCATCTTAATCCTTCTAGTAGTTTTCCTAATAGTTTTAACAGGGGTGGGTTCGACACTGGACAACTACTTTCCGCTAACTATTTATTTGTGTGATGAACCAAACACAAGACCAGTTTAACTCTGAAGAAGATGGGGTACACGTTATAACTTTTACCCATATGGAAAAGTACAACGGCTTGCCTGAAAGACAAACCACCATCAAAACCGATGCTTTCACACTCAGCGATGTTCTTAATACTTGCCAGATTTTCTTATACGCAAGCGGATTTCGTTGGCCAAAGAACTACGTGTTGCAGTTCGCCCCAACCGACAATTTTCCAAGAGAGATCTTGGATGATGCAGATACTGAAGTGTCTGTAAAATAAACTAAAAAGGAGAAACCATAAATGAACGACAGAATCATAAAGCTTGTCTCGCCTAAAGGTGTAGCAAGTTACCCAAAGCTAAATGAACCAGATACCAAATTCAAACCAGACGGAGAGTACTCGGTCAGTTTGATTTGTGAACCAGACGAAGTTAAGGAATTCCAAGATTCAGTTAAGACCTGTGTTAAGGAATACTACAAAAACCAGTGCCAGTTGCTGAAGAAGAAAGAGCTTAAGCTTGCTGAGCTTCCTATTCGTGAAGATGCGGATAAGGAAGGCAACAAGACAGGCAAGGTGCGTATTAAGTTTACTCTCTCTGCCAAGATCAAAAGCAAGAAGACAGGCAAGGAGTGGGAACAACGTCCCGCAATCTTCGACACCAAGGGAAAGATTATATCTGAGCGTGTTGGAGGTGGAAGCATACTAAAAGTAGCGTGTGAGGTGTTCCCTTGGTACACCCCTGCTCTTGGCGTTGGTGCAAGCCTACGTTGCAAAGCGGTACAGGTTATTGATCTTAAATCCCCAAGTGGAGTTGCAAATGCGGAAGCGTTTGGCTTCACGGCTGAAGAAGAAGGATTTGTATCTGGTGGTGAAAGCATCCCAGAGAACATCTTTACAACTTCTTCTGATGCCAAGGGAAGTAGTGACTTCTAAGAAACCTAAGTATCGTTCTCGGCTGGAACAAGACATTGCCTCTCACCTTGAAAGGGTGGGAGCAGTGTTTGAATATGAATCCATCCGTTTGCCATACACCAGGGAGTGCGTTTACACTCCAGATTTCATACTGCCGAATGGAATTATTGTAGAGGCAAAGGGGTGGTTTCGCTCCTCAGATAGGAGCAAGCTTGTTCTAGTCAAGAAGACTCTTCCTACGATTGATATTAGGATTGTCTTCCAGCGGTCAGGGAACAGGCTTAACAAACAAACAAAAACAACTTACGCAGAATGGGCTAACAAGAATGGCTTTCCTCACGCAGAGGGAAGGATTCCAGAAGGTTGGCTAAAGGAGAACAATGCAACTAAAGAATTTGAAAAGCTTTTTAAACAGCTTCGAAGAAAAGTTCGGGGCAAAACTTAAACGTGTAGGGGTAAACCAAGAATCATTTAAGGACTTTGAAAAGGAGCTAGAGGATACTGCTCCAGTTCCATATACTGCTTGCTATAATAATGGCATAGGTAGGATTAATGTTTTGGGCGTTGAAGTGTTCGAGAGTAAATGAGTAATTTTGTTTGTCACGAACCTTGCCCCAAGTGTGGCAGTTCCGATGCCTTGTCTAGATATGACGATGGACACGGATACTGCTTTTCTTGCAGAAACTATGAAAAGGGGAGTGCGGTAGAACAACAAAGGAGGATTATAAATATGTTGCCACAGGAAGCGTTTGTAGAAGGGGAAGTAACTGATCTTACTAAGAGGTGTATAACTAGCGATACTTGTAAACGTTGGGATTATAGAGTGGGCTACTACAATGGTAGGCCAGTTCATATTTCCAATTACAAGGACTTGGACGGAAAAGTGATTGCCCAAAAGCTTCGCTTTCCTAATAAGGATTTTAAGATTCTTGGGGATGCCAACAGGATGGGGCTATATGGGATGCACCTATGGAAGGGTAACTTTAAGATGGTCACAATCACTGAAGGGGAGATTGATGCTCTTTCAGTAAGCCAACTCCACCAGAACAAATGGCCAGTAGTCTCAGTGCCTAATGGTGCTCAAGGTGCTCTTAAGGCAGTAGCCAAGAATCTTGAATGGCTAGAGCAATTTGAGGTTGTGGTGTTTATGTTTGATAACGATGAGCCAGGTATAAAGGCTTCTAAAGAATGTTGTGCTTTGCTCTCTCCCAATAAGGCAAGGATTGCTTACCTTCCTATGAAGGATGCGAATGATATGCTTGTTGCTGGTAAGGGTACAGAGGTTATCGATGCAATGTGGAGGGCTAAGGAATATCGTCCAGATGGTATCGTAGGTGGCAACGATCTTTGGGATTACATAACCAAGATTGACCTACAGGAAGCAGTTCCTTACCCCTACGAGGGGCTTACTAAAATGACACACGGCTTGCGTAAGGGTGAGCTTGTAACTATCACCGCTGGGTCAGGCATAGGTAAGAGTCAATTCTGTAGGGAGCTAAGCCATCATCTACTGCGGAATGGTCAAAGCGTAGGCTACATAGCTCTTGAGGAATCGGTACGTAGGACAACTTTAGGCATCCTGGGGATTGAGATGTCCACCCCACTTCACCTACGCAAGGACGTAAATGAGAAAGAGCTTAAGGAAGCTTTTGATTCTTGCTTAGCTTCTGGAAAGTTCTTTACCTACGACCATTTTGGTTCGATGGATTCAAACAACCTTATGAACAGGATTCGGTATATGGCTAAGGGTTGTGGGTGCGGTTGGATTATCCTAGACCACTTAAGCATAGTTGTTTCTGGAATGGGAGATGGAGATGAACGGAGGCTTATTGATAACACAATGACTAAGCTACGCTCCCTAGTTGAGGAATTAAAGGTAGGTATGATTATTGTATCCCATTTAAAGCGTCCAGAAGGCAGGGGACACGAAGAAGGGGCTACTACTTCACTTAGCCAACTCCGTGGATCTGCTGGAATAGCTCAATTAAGCGATATGGTGCTAGGGCTGGAACGTAACCAGCAAGACGATACCACAAGGAACAGAACAATTGTTCGAATCCTAAAGAATCGCTTTACAGGGGAAACAGGCATTGCCTCTTACCTAGAGTACGATGCCCAACGAGGGAGGCTTACTGATATGGGTGAACCTCCAGTTGACCTACCAGAGGAATTACAATGAAGATTAAATCAATTAGAAGTAGCACACAATGGGCAATAGACCTGCTTGAAAGAGCAAGCCAAAATTTGGCAAAGATGAAGGATAACTCTGACCATTGCCAAGCCATAAAGTTAAGGATTATAAAAACGCAAGTTGACACGGCATTATTGATTGCAAGAGAAACGACAAATTGTTACACTAATCGCAAGGTGGAGGAGAAAAAGAAATGAACGAACTTATATTTGATATTGAGTCGGATGGCTTGCTTGACGAAACAAAGGTAATCCATTGCCTTGTCATTCACGACACCAAAACAGGTGAGACTACTAGGTACAACAATGAGCCTAATTGCAAGCCTATCCGTGAGGGAGTAGATCGTTTAGTTAACGCAAGCAAGGATGAGTATATTCTGGTTGGGCATAATATTGTGGGCTTTGACATTCCAGTAATTCACAAGTTATTCGCTGTTTATCCACAGGCTTCTCTTAGGGATACTCTTGTTTGTACTCGCCTTATCTGGTCAGACCTTCGAGAGAGAGACTTTGGGTTTGCTCGAAAGAATGCTTGGTTTCCTAAGAACCTAATTGGATCGCATAGCCTTAAAGCTTGGGGTTATCGGATTGGCTTGAGAAAGGGTGACTTTAAGGATACCAACGACTTTGCTAACTGGTCACAGGAGATGGAAGATTATTGTGCAAAGGACGTAGAGGTAACAAAAAAGCTTTGGGAGAACATAAAGCTTAAGAACTACTCTGATATGGCTGTTGAGTTAGAGCATAAATTCTTTCAGGCTATTTTACTTCAAGAAAGAAATGGGTTTGCCTTTGACAAGAAAAAGGCTGAAGAACTTTATGTTAAAATGGCTAAGCGTAGGGTTGAGCTACAAGCTGAGCTTCAGAAGGTGTTTAGCCCTACCATTGAAAAGATGAAATCTAGGGCTTATCACTTTGGTGATAAAGTTTTTGCCAGCAAAGCGGAAGCCTCAGAAGAGGCTAAACGTTGGGCAAAAGAAAACAACAAAACTCAAAAGGAGGGGCTAAGCCTAATCAAAGATGGAAAACAAAAAGAAAAAACGATCCCATTCAACCCTGGGAGCAGGGAAGAAATTGCGGAAAGGTTCAAAAAGAAGTACGGATGGAAACCACAAGAATTTACTCCCGATGGAAAGCCGAAAGTGGATGAAGCGGTGCTTCAAGTTCTTGCGAATTTGGGCTATGCAGAGGCAAAACCCCTCTTAGAATACCTGCTTCTCCAAAAGAGAATAGGCCAACTTGCCGAGGGTAATGAAGCTTGGTTAAAAATGGTTAAGCCAGGTGGACGTATTCACGGCAGAGTAAATACGAATGGTGCAATCACTGGACGTTGTACTCATTCTAAACCAAACATAGCCCAAGTACCTAGAGTAGGATCTGAATATGGAAAAGAATGTAGAGAATTATTCGTTGCTGGAGAAGGCAAAACGTTGGTTGGGGCAGACGCTTCAGGGTTGGAGCTACGCTGTCTCGCCCACTATTTGGCTAGATACGATGGAGGAGCTTACACAAAAGACATCATACAAGGGGATATCCACTCCGTTAATCAAGCTTCCGCTGGATTGCCAACGAGGGACTCTGCGAAGACATTCATCTACGCATTCCTTTATGGGGCAGGGGATGAAAAAATCGGTAACATTATCGGAAAAGGACAAGAAGAAGGAAGACGGATTAAACGAGAGTTTTTAGACAAGACTCCTGCTCTTAAAAGGCTTAAGGAATCTATAGACTATACCCTTAAAGTAAAGGGCTTTCTTAATGGTTTAGATGGTAGAAAGCTTCAGATTCGCAGTAGTCACTCCGCACTAAACACTCTCCTCCAGAGTGCAGGTGCTTTAGTGATGAAAATGTCAACGATATTATTACTGGAAAAACTACAAAAATTAGACTTTGTTTTTGGTACTGACTATGCTTTAGTAGCTCACATCCACGATGAAATGCAACTTGAGTGCAGGGAAGATATTGCGGAAGAAGTTGGCAAAATAGCCGTTAAGTCAATCGAAGATTCTGGACAACTCTTTAATTTCAAATGCCCACTAACAGGAGAGTTCAGGCTGGGAAAAAATTGGGCAGAAACTCACTAAAGTTTAGGTCTATATCTCAAAATGAAATTGCCTACCTTGCTGGTTACACCGATGGAGAAGGGTGCATTGCTATTATCAACGGCTCAACGCTTATGGTGTCAGTGGAAGCTTGTTATCCAAAGATTATCCATAGGTATTCTCAATTGTTCGGAGGACATTTTACTAGATATGATCGGAAAAAGAAGAACACTCGACCCTCTTTTCGTTGGCGAGTCTTCTCTGAAACCGCACACCTGGTTATCCAAACACTACTCCCTTTTTTGCGTGAAAAAAAGCGTCAAGCGGAACTATGCCTCAAGTACTATAATACAAAGAATCCTAGAAAAAGAGCAGAAATTGATCAGAAAATTAGGGAGCTTAAGAAATTAACATACCTATGAGCACAACAATATATATTGATGGGGATATTGTAGCCTACCAGCAATCGTTTTTAGCAGAACAATCTACTGATTGGGGGGATGATTTCTGGACGCTCCACGCTGATGTTAGGGAAGCACAAAAACGTACCGATGTATTTCTTGATGAGCTAAAGCACACGCTTAAGGCAGATGTTGTGGTTATTGCCGTGAGCGATTCTAAGAATTTTAGAAAGGATGTTCATCCATCCTACAAAGAGCACAGGAAAAAGATGAGAAAGCCTGTAGCTCTTGGGGCAGTTAGGGAGCATTTAATCTACACGTACAAAGCTATTCACTTTCCCAACATTGAAGCAGACGATGTGCTTTCAATCCTTTCTTGTGAGAATGGTGGCATTATTGTTTCCCTTGACAAGGACTTTAAAAGCGTTCCTAGCAAGTACTACAACTGGAACAGGCCAGACGATGGTATTCTCGCTATCACAGAAGAAGAGGCAGACAAGGCTTTTATGATGCAGGTGCTTACTGGAGACATTGCAGATAACTATTCTGGATGCCCTGGAGTTGGACCAAAGAAAGCTGAGAAAATTCTTGAAGGGTTAACCAGTATTGATTCAATGTGGGATGCAGTTAAGAAGGCTTTTAAAAAGGCTGGGCTTGGTGAGGAAGAAGCTCTTGTTCAGGCACGACTAGCAAGGATATTAAGAAAAGGAGAGTACGACAGGAAGACAGGAAAGGTAAAGTTATGGCAAAGTTCAAATTAAAGACATCCAAAGGTAAAGGTAAAAAAGTATATATTTCTGGTCCAATGACTGGATTACCAGACCTTAATTATCCTTTATTTGACGCAAAAGAAGACGTTTTATTTGAACTTGGATATATTCCTGTTAACCCTGCTAATAACTTTAATAGGGCTAAGGGACATTCAAGAGCCTCTTACCTTAAGCTAGACCTACAGAAACTTTTGTTTTGCGATTACATTTACTTTCTACCAGGATTTGAACAAAGTGCTGGTGCTTTGCTTGAGGCACTGGTAGCTAGGGAATGTGGAATTCCAGTGCTATCTATAGAAGTATGAAACTACTGCTAATACTGCTTTGTTTTGTTTTTGTTGGGTGCTCTGAACAACCAATAGTAACTCAAGATGAGCCAACTCAATATTCTAATGTGCCTACTTATTGGGTAGTTATTGAGCTTCAAAAGGAGGAAGAAAGATGGATGCAACAAAAGAAGTAGTAGTTAAAGATTCTGGTAAAAGACAGAATTTTAAATCTGGTTCAGTAAGGGACAGCAGGGATAAGAAGGGCAGATATGACTTGCTTATGCCTCACGCAATCCACCTTGTTGCAAGGCAACTTGAGGAAGGTGCAATTAAGTATGCTGAGCGTAATTGGGAGCTAGGCCAGCCTCTTTCTAGATATATGGACTCAGCTTTAAGACACCTGTTTAGGCATCTTGAAGGGCATAGAGATGAACGTCACGATGTAGCTTGTGCGTGGAATGTGCTTGCTATGATTGAGACAAGCCATAAAATTGAGCTAGGAAAGCTTCCTAAAGAGCTAAACGATCTACCAAAGTAAATTTTATGTCGATTGATAACCAGTCATTTCCACCTATTAGTAAAGCACTTGTAGATGCTCTTGAGGAAAGGTGTCCCGAAAAGTGTCCAGAATTAACAATGACTGAAAAAGAAATTTGGTTTTATGCTGGACAAAGACAGATTGTTCGTCTAATGAAAAAAGCTTACGAGGAACAAAACGAAACAATTTTAAGTAAAGAATAAATATATGGGAATGTCAATGGCATCGATTGCTGGTTCAAGGGCTGTTTTTCGGCCTGTTGGAGTCAGCTTTATTTCTAGACCACACACTTTGCCAGTTTCTAGGGTCGCTTATTCTGGACCTCAAATTTCAAGAAACAATCCTGTAGCTGTTAATGCTTTTCGTAACTTTGATACAATGGCTAACAACAGGACTTTTACCAGGGGTTTTGCTCATCCTACTGCCAGTGGATATACTGAGGCTCACGATCAAATGCGTAGTCTTGTCCATATGGGTGAAGGCTTTCGTGTAAGCGTCCGTGATGCTATGAATCGAGATCTTGCTCGTCAGAGAAATCAAGCAAATCAGCCCCCAATCATCATTACTCGTCCTAGAGCCGTAGGGGCAACAGGAGGCCAACCAGGAGCAACTGGTGGCGTTGTCAATAATTCCTGGCGTGCCCAGCAAAATAATTCTGGACTTGGGCGTAATAGAGGCTATTCAGGTGGAATGTCGCAATTCGCTATCAACTCTGCCAATTCAGGGTTGAATAGAATGCGATAACAAAAGAAAAGGAAACTAATAATATGTGTTTATTCGGTGGTGGTGGAGGTGGAAGTCAACAACCTCAAGTAATTTATAAAGATGCTCCCTTAGCTCCTATCCCTGCTCCTATGCCTACATTGATGAATTCTGGAGTAGCCCCAGCTAATGTTGATACCTCAAATGTTACAGATGGTACAGCTAAAAATGTGTCTGGCACTTCGTTATTTAAGATAAATCGTGATCCTGGCGTTGATTCAAACGATTACCAAGATCAAGGGCTTGACAGCGGTTTGTATTATTGAGAGTATATAACATATGAGTACCTATTCTGCTGTAGCTCTTGGCCAAGCTGGTTGCGTTGTACGCTCAACAACTGGCACTTCGATTACTGCCCCAACTGGACGCTTTTGGAATGTAATTCAAGTTATTAATGATGCAAAGTTTCATACGCTTACAAACACAATTGGCAATACTACTGGCGATTCCCTTGCAAACACTACGGCTGGAAGTGCTCCTACAATTGGTGCTGGTATCTGTTTGTATGGCAACTTCACAGAAATTAGAATTCACTCAGGGATTGTAGTTGCCTATTTTGGAATCTAACAGGCTAAAGGTACAATATGCCTAGCCTTGGTTCAGGTTTATCTCTTGGTACTTTGAATAAACTTCAAGGGTACGATTTTGATGCTTCTAATTACATTGTTCAAAATTCAATTCCAAGTTCATATTCTTTACCAACATACGACAGCACATTAGCCTCTGTTTCTACTACAACTATTGACCCAAGAAAAAGCATAAACGATTTTATTTTAGGATTAAAATCTTTAGGAATTTGGGATAGAAGTGTTTGCTGTGCTTTTAGAAACGGACAAAACATAGCAACTGGAACGCAGTTTAATACATTCGGAGGTTTTTCTGCTGGCTTGCTTCCTTACAAATTTTATAATGGAAATGGTTTTTCAGACAGAGGTGATTTAGGAATACGAACAGGAAATGGAACTTCTAGCAGTGGTGCACTTTTTCTTGGGCCTTATCCAAATTATACTTTTAATAACGATGTATCTATATTGATGATCGCTAGTGGAACTGGAGAGGAACAACCAAATTTTAATATTACCCTTTCGATGGCAGATACAAGCTGGATTGGAAATCTTCTTGAAATTCAAGATACTGGTGGAATTGGAAATTCTGTTGGAGGAGCTTGGGGTATGTATGCAGATTCGAATTCATTAGACAATAACTATGACCACCAGTATTCAACTGCACAGAAAATTTTGAATACTGAAGGTGGTCCTAATTCTAACACAAGAAATTTTATAGATACGCTAGATCTTATGAAGGGTTATTTGCCTTTTTTGATTACCGCTAGAGCAAAACAAACATCTAATAATTATATTGGTTTATACGTTAATTCTACATTAAGCAAATTAGCTATTAATCCTGTTTCAACTACTTATTTTGATGGATTTAGGAATAACTTTACTGGACTAACTATTGGAACTAGAGTTCAACAGACATCTCTTGATTGGAATTCTTCTAATATGTACCTTCCAAACACTTCAGGTTGTTTGAAAGCACACATAAGCTTTATCGGTATTTTTAAACCAAACATTGATGATCAAAGAACACAACTTTTAAATCTGTACAAGAATACATTAGGTTCTGGCCTTTACTATAAGCCGTGAAAACAGCTTCTGCTTTATATTATGAGCTAGAAGGGCAACGCACTTCTTACGTACAACGAGCTAGAGATTGTGCTTTGTTAACGATCCCAATGTTATTCCCTCCAGATGGAGAATCTAAATCTAATATTTTTGAAACTCCTTTCCAGGGAATAGGAGCTAGAGGAGTTAACAACATATCTTCTAAGCTTCTTTTGGCTTTATTTCCTCCAAATTCTTCGTTTTTTAGGTTAATGATTGATCCCTATAAGTTTAAAAAACTTGGTGGTTCTGATTCTTTAAAGACTGAAATTGAAAAAGCTTTGTCTGACGTTGAGGATGCAGTTACAAAAGAAATTGAAACAAGTGCTCTTAGAGTTCCCTTTTTTGAAGCTTTAAAACAACTAATCGTAGGTGGAAATAGCCTTCTTTACTTTCCAGACGAAGGTGGAGTACGAGTTTTTAGGCTTACAAACTACGTTGTAAAAAGAGATCCTTCTGGTAACGTTATTACTATTGTAACAAAAGAAAGCATTTCCCCTTCTGCTTTACCAGAAGAAGCTAAAGAAGTATTAAATTCTAAAGAAAGCTACGAGGATGGGGAGTATAAAGAAGAAAATCACGATAAATATTTAGATTTGTTTACTTGTGTTCATTTAGAAGATGGAAAATGGAAAGTGTACCAAGAGCTAAATAAACAGATTATCCCTGGTTCAGAGGGAACTTACGATAAAGACAAGTGCCCATTTATTCCTCTTCGTTTTAGCCGTGTGGACGGAGAAGATTATGGGCGTGGACTAGTTGAAGAATACCTTGGAGATTTAAGGTCACTAGAAGCCCTTACCCAAGCCGTTGTAGAGGGTTCTGCTTGTGCTTCCAAAGTGTTGTTCCTGGTTAACCCTAACGGCACTACAAAAATACGTTCTCTTTCAGAAGCCAAGAATGGTCAATTTGTTTCAGGTAATGTTGTAGACGTAAATGCACTTCAGCTACAAAAGTATGGTGATTTTAGGGTTGCTAAAGAGGTAATGGTTGAGATCCAAACCAGGTTATCCTATGCGTTCCTGTTAAACACTTCGATTCAACGAGACGCAGAAAGAGTAACTGCTCAAGAGATTAGGTATATGGCTCAAGAGCTAGAAAGTGCTCTTGGAGGTGCTTATTCAATTCTTAGCCAAGAATTTCAGCTTCCTATGGTTAATAGGATTATGGATAGGATGAATGCTGACAAATCTCTTCCTAAGCTTCCTAAAAATAATCTTATTCGTCCGTTAATTGTTACTGGTGTCGAAGCTCTTGGAAGAGGTAACGATTTAAGTAAGTTAGACTTGTTTTTGTCTGGTTTAGCTCAAATTTTTGGTCCAGAGGCACTTGCTCAATATGTAAACGTAGAAGATTATCTTAAACGCAGAGCAACCGCATTAAATATTGATATTGAGGGGCTAATTAAGTCGGCAGAGGAAATGCAAGCACAAAAGCAACAAGCTCAAGCTTTGCAGTTGACAAGGGAACTAGGTCCACAGACAATCAAGGGAATATCTGATGTAGCGGGTACAGCAATGCAACAGCAGATGGAACAGCAACAACAACAATAAAAAGGAGAACATAGAATATGGAAAGCGTAGTAATTCCAGCTAATGAAACTGGTTCTGAAGCACCAGTAGAACAATCACAGCAGGGAGGTGCTCAGGCTGAGCGTCCTAGTTGGTTACCAGAAAAGTTTAAAAGCCCTGAAGAGATGGCTAAATCCTATGGTGATTTAGAAAAACGGCTTGGTGGTGCTAATCAACAGCAACAACAAGAGGAAGCCCCTGCTGACCAACAGCAGAAAGACCAACCCATTGCTCCTGACCAGGAAGATAACCAGTTTGCTCAGCAATGGGAAAACCAGTTCTCTGATTTTAGCAAGGAATACTCTGAAAAAGGCCAACTGAGCGATGATTCGTTCAAGAAGCTCAAAGATATGGGCTACCCGAAACAGGTAGTTAATGCCTATATTGAAGGTCAGAAAGCCCTTGCTGAGCGTGGTACGCAAAGCCTAATGACTGATATTGGTGGGCAAGATGGATTCAAGGAAATGCACGAATGGGCTACACAAAACCTTACTCAAGATGAGATTGATTCTTATAATTCCATCCTCGATACAGGGGATCAACGGCAAGCCTCCTTTGCAGTAAAAGGAATGTATGCTCGTTACAAATCAGCTTCTGGTAACAAGCCTAAGCTGGTTAGTGGAAGCCAAACCAGGGGTTCAACCCAGACTTTCCGTAGCATTGCTGAAATGACTAGGGCTATGTCTGATCCTCGGTATAAATCAGATCCAGCCTTCAGAAAAGATGTTGAACGTAGGCTAGAAAATAGTAAGATTCTCTAAAAGAAAGGTATACTAAAAATGACTAAAGATGTAATTCAATCGTTGGTTCGGCATATTCTAACTGCTCTTGGTGCTCTTGTTGTATCCAGGGGTCTAGTTGTTCAATCCGATGCAGAGGCTATTGTTGGTGGTGTTGTTGCCTCTATTGGATTGGGCTTATCTGTTTGGGATAAGTTTAAGAATAGGAAATAAACCAATGCTAGGGGCTATTTTAGAAGCCCTGGTAATGGTTATATACCGCATTATAAAAGGGGAGGCTCAAGATGCTTCAAAACCACCTAAGGCTGAAGAACTTGGGCCTCCTCCTCTTTTTGTTAGGGATAGGTGGAATTCAAGGGTGTGCGACTTTATCAGAGGCAAAGAAGGTAGTAATAGTTCAGGAAAGTGACGCTTTGTTTAAAATTGGACCTGACGTAAGGGGAAGGCTTTACTTCTGGAATGGCAAGGAATGGGAGTTGTCTCAGAACGAAATAAAATTACCAGAAGGATGGTTGACAGGTCCGTTAAATTCCACTAATAAGCCTAAATAAGTTTTTGAAAGTAGGATCAGTCAAGTAAGCTCCAGCCCCTCTACGGAGGGACAACTGAGTAGAAGAAAGCGGGTATCCGAATCAAAAATGAGTTAAGGCCGATAGGCTTTGACACGTTTGATTAAACAACCCGAAAGGAATAAAACAAAATGGCTACTACTGCTAACTCACGTGCTGGTCTAGTGAACAACACTGGAACAGACTACACAAATTTGTTCCTCAAGAAGTTTGCTGGCGAAGTGCTGACTACCTTTGAAACCGAAGCGGTTTTCAAACCTCTGCACGTTGTCCGAACCATTGAGAGTGGCAAATCTGCTCAGTTCCCTATTACTGGAACTGCTAACACTGCATATCACACCCCTGGTGACAACATCCTGTCTGACGGATCTTATCTGTCGGCAATTGGTCATAACGAACGTACAATCAACATCGATAACTTGCTCCTGTCGAGCACGTTCATTCCTAAGATTGACGAAGCTATGAACCACTACGATGTTCGTTCCATCTACACCGAAGAGATTGGTCGTGCACTGGCGAAACGATTTGACCAGAACATTGCCCAACTCGTCCACCTTGCGTCTGACGCTTCTGCTAAAGCCCCAGGAAAAGCTGGTGCTGGATCAGTTGCTGTTGCAAGCACAACCTCCACGACTACTGGAGTTGCTGGCGATGGTGCTAACATTGCAAAAGCGATCTATGATGCCGTTGTGATCCTAGACAAGAACGATGTTCCCGATGACGGACAACGTTTCTGCGTCTTGAGTGCAGGTAACTACGCTCGCCTTGTGCAGTATGCTGGCAACCCAGATAAACCTACGGCTCTTGGTAGCTTTGCCAAGAACTCGGTTATGGAACTTGCTGGTGTTAAAATCATCAAGAGCAATAATCTTCCCAAGGGAACGATTAGTGCGGTAACTGGTGCAAACAACACTTACAATGGTACATTTACCACTGGTTCTGGTGTTGATCACCTTGGCCTTGTGTTCCACAAGAACGCAGTAGGTACTTTGAAACTTCTCGACCTAGCAGTTGAGTCCGAATATCGGATTGACTTGCAAGGGACGTTGATCGTTTCCAAGTATGCTATGGGTCACGGAATTCTTCGCCCCGAATGTTCGGTGCGTTTAGTTCCTTCCAGCTAATAGTATCTTATAGAAAGCCTCTGCAAGCCCTCTGTTTTAGCTTCTGGATAAAATATTAATTGTTGGGCTAGTCCCACTACTTACTTATTCCAGTTTAAGTTAAAACAAGGCTTGCAGAGGTTTTTCTTTTTTGCTAGAACATTTATATGGCTTCAGCCCCTACAACTAAATTACAAGCCATCAATTCAATTCTCTCTTCAGTGGGAGAATCCCCGATTACTTCTCTCGATTATATTTCTGATTCAGCCAGTGCAACGATTGCTTCCAATATCTTAGATGAAGTAGATCGTAGTCTTCAAAGCCGTGGATGGAGTTTTAATACTGATATTGATAAAACTCTTACTAGGGCAGGTGACAACACAATTTCTGTAGGCTCGGATACAATAAGGGTTAACATATCTGAAACTGCGTTTCCAACGATAAAGCTTACACTAAGAGGCAATAAACTATATAACGCTAAAACAGCTTCTTACACATTTACCTCTAACCTGGTTGGAGATGTAGTAACTCTTCTTGATTTTGAACTTCTTCCTGAACCAGCTAGAAACTACATTGTAGTAAGAGCTTCTAGGCTTTTTCTTGTACGCACTCGCCCAGAAGAAACCCAAGCAAAGTTAGTTGAAGTAGACGAGCAACTTGCTTTTGCCAATCTTTTAGAATATGAAGTAAGAACTGGGGCAGATTCAAATTTTGCTAATTATTCAACTGAATTAGATGCCCTTGGTATTAATCAGTCTGTATTCCTTGCCTCTCCTGTAGACGATAAACTAAAGTTAATCCAGGCTTCTGCTACTAACCTTACTGAGCGTCAAGGTAGGCTTTACTATCAAAACAGGATTCAAAACAAAACAACGGCAGTAACTGATACTTTTGATACTTATAGGACTCAGTTTAATCGTTTAGGTCTAACCGAAAAAGAATTTCTTGCACTAGATCCTCTTCAAAAAGAGGAAGCCCTTGTTATTGCAAAGGGTACTACAACATCTACCGATGCTAGGGCTAGTAATTTTAATACTACTGCAATTCAAATTAATTTAAGAAAGCTTGGAATTTCTTTTGTTGATTTTTTGGCTTTGGAACGTGAAAAGCAACAACTTCTTTTGGATGGAGCAAGTGGTCTAGATAATGTAATCAACCCTAATGTAAATTTAGTTGAAGCATTTGAAAGTGCCGATTCAGTCAATAAGGCAATAAATCAAGTACTTAGGTACTTAAACATACCTCCTGTATCCCAAATAGCTGGTTCAGATGTAGCATATACAGCAAAAAGCCTTTTAAATGAAATAGAAAAGCTTGTTCAAACAGAGGGATGGCATTTTAACACAGAACAAAACAGGATTTTAACTATTGATTCTAATAGTGAGATTCTTCTTTCTCAGCTTCCTTATCCTGTTCTGTCTGTAGATGCCGATAAATACTTAGATTATAAGCACAATATCGTTGTAAGAGGCACTAAACTCTGGGATGTAAAAAAATCTACTTCCTTATTTTCATCTTCTATTAGAGCCTCGGTTACTTTACAAGTGCCTTGGGATTCAATCCCTAAGCAATTTCAAAGATACACAATCATACGAACAGCTAAAGAACTTGCAGTTATTCTCAAAAAATTAGATATTGCTAATGCTTTAAACGTTGAAGAGGCAAGGGCAAGGGGCGAAGCAGTTCAGTATGATTCAGAAAATGCAGATTATAGTATGTTTGATTCGTATGATGTAAGCAGAGTTTTAGATAGGTCTTTTGGCCTTGCTTCATTTGCCACTTCTTCTGGTGAGTCAGTTTCAGGTTCAACTGGCTCAACTGGTTCAAATAATCAAACTATTAATCAAACTATTAATCAAACTACAATTGTACAGACAGCAGGTACTTCTGTTCTTGATCCTCTTATATTTAGGCTACAATCCAGACAAAATTCAGAAAACAAAGTACACATAGCTTCTCTTGGAGACAGCGTTTCTCATCAGATGCCAGGAGAAATATCACTAGATTTAATGAAAGCCTACGGAGTTGGGGGGAGATCTTTTAGTGCTTTGATGCACTACCCTGAAAATGGTGCTGTTGGGTATTCACTTACAGGAAATTCAGGTTCAGACGCTAATCACAACTACTGGATAACAGGGACTTATTATTCTGTTCCAGCTAGTGGGACGCTTTCAATTGGACATTTTTCAACGGAAGCTGGTTCTTCAAATGGATATGTTGGTTTTCAAAGGGCTAATAGCTTTACTTTGTATACAATAGGACAAAGCGGAGGTGGAACACTAAAAGTTCAATATTCTACAGATAATGTTACGTGGACAGACGCTCCTGGGCTAACTTCAATTAATACAAACTCTGCGACAACCATTGGCCAAGTCTCTGCAACAACATCGTTAACAAGGGGTTTTTATAAATTCAGAGTGGTTGGGCTTACTGGAACTTCAATTGTAATTGGTGCTAAAATTTTAGATGGTGGATCTCAAGGATATGGATTTGATTTTGGAGGGGGAATTGTATATAGTAATTTTTCTGTAGGTGGAGCGACTTTGGCTCAACTTGCACAAGTTCCTTCCGCTATTTTCACTCCAATTGTCCAAAATTTAGCGATTGATCATATTATTCTTGAATCAAAAGAAGCTATTGGAGACTATGAAGTAAAATTAAATGCTTTAATTAATAAATTCACAACTGCACTTCCCAACATAACATTTACGCTAGTGGGTTCTACAGATAATGAAGTAAACGACACCTTAATGCCTCAATTTAGGGCAATTGATAAGAAAATAGCTGGAGAAAGAGGGTTTTTCTACTTTGATAAAAATGAAGCTACAGGAGGGTGGTCTTTTAGAGTTAAAAATAATTGGGTATCAGATGGTGTGCATCCAAGCAATGAAATCCATAGAATTGGGGCAAGAGAGTGGCTTACACAAACTGGTTTTCTTGTTATTGATGAGTATTTTTTCAAAAGTTCTCTAACTGGAAATTACAATGAAGTTGTTTTAAATGAGCACAATGAAGGTAAAAATGTTGGATTTGGAGTAAGTACACACAAAAATAATAATAGTTCTTTAAGCCTTGGTCACTACGGACTATCAACTAATTGGAATCTAACTAATTATGGTTTTTCATACCCTACAGAGCATCTTAGAGGTGGTCTTATTCTTGGTGGGGGGTCTTCAAGTAATGATTCAATTGTTACTATCACAGGTGGATCAAATCAAAGAAAACTTAAAGTAGGCGAAAGCAGAAATGTTGGGTCTGCTCCAGCAGAATTTACATTAGTTGCGACTGATGAGAACACACCTGTTGTGCACGTGGCAAACACGAATACAAATCAAACTTACATCACACAACCTATTCTTAGGGTATCTAAAGCTAATAGTGGAGGCACACTTCTAACAAGGTTTGAAGTTAGCACAGGTTCAGTTTCTCTGCCTCAAGAAGGTACGGCACTTAAAATTAAACAAGGATCTAATAGTACTTGTGGGACAGGAACGCTAGTTGCTGGAACTTTAACTATTTCTAATTCTTTAGTCACTGCTGATTGCGTAATTCTTTTAACAAGGCAGGGAGTGAATGCGTCCACTGCGTTGGGTGAATTAGCTGTAACAGCAAAAACTGCTGGAACTTCATTTGTAGTCACTTCACTCCAGAGTGGAGGAACAACTCAGACAGGCGATCTTTCTACATTTTGTTGGATGATTATTCAAAATGCCTAATATCATCGCTAACATCCCGAACTTTGTAAGTGGGGTAAGCCAGCAACCTCGTACAATGAGGTTTCCCTCCCAGGCAGAGGAGTCTGTTAATACGTACCCTTCAGTTGTAGAGGGGCTTACTAAACGTCCTCCATCCCAGCATATTAAAAGACTTCTTACTCCTACTACTCAAGCTTCTTCTAATTCTTCTTCACACTTTATTGATCGGAGTGAAACAGAAAAATACATAACTGAGATTAGAGAAGGTAAGATTAGAGTTTGGGATTTAGATGGGACTGAAAAACTTGTTTATTATGGAGGTGCAACTCCTAGCCTTACCCCTCCAGCTTCAGCTTCAGCATATCTTACAGGAAGCACAGATGATTTTAAAATGCTTACAATTGCTGACTATACGTTTGTATTAAATAAAACAGCTTATCCAAAATATACTTCAAATTTAGTCACGCAATCTATTGTAAGTACAACAAAAAATAGAAGAATTAAAGTAGCGATGATAACATTTAAACAGATTACTGAAAGATGTACAATGCAGATTAGAATAGGCACTACTCCTGTTGTAAGTGGGGCTGGCGTAAACAGGCTTACACAATACACAATTTCTAATACAACCTATATGACTTCCCAAGGAGCAGACCAATCAAACGACACTTTTTTTCGTACTAGTAGAATTGATAATTTTGGGGCTACTACAAGTTTATTTTCAGGCTTTTGTGAACTTAACAACCTTATGCTACAAACGGACGGAATGGCTTCAGAGATGAGGAGTATGTGGTCAAATGGTTCACCTGGAACTGCAACCGCAAATGGAACTGGAACTGCTACCAATATTGCGAATGCAACAGGCATATCTGGATGGAGTTATACAAATCAAGGATCAACCTTGATATTATGGAATACGGCTACAGGCACTCCGAACACTACAGGTTTTGACGCAAATGGAGATGTAATATGGGATATTTCTGTTTCAGATAGTGCAAGCGGTGCATTAATTCAATTAAATTGGGAAGAAGTTCAATCCTTTACTGAGCTACCTAGAAACGGAGTAAAAGGAGTTGTTTACAAGATTATAGGATACCCCCAAGACACAGGAGATGAATATTGGGTAAAATTTGATTTTCCTAGTAGTGCAGTAATTCAAGGAGAGGGGCTTTGGAAGGAAACAATAGCCCCTGGGGAATATTATGAAATTGATTCAGCTACAATGCCTTGGGCACTGGTGCGTCTTTCTAGCGGTAATTTTGCCTTTACCCCTTTAGACGGAGTATCTAGAAGCTGGGGGGGATCAACATATCAACCTCCAAAATGGACTGATAAGATTTGTGGCGATACCGAGACAAACAAAAATCCATCTTTTTTAAATTTACCTTCTCAATCTCTCAAAAGAATTAATGATATTTTCTTTTATAAAAATAGACTTGGGTTTTTATCGGAAGAAAACATTATATTCTCCGAATCTGGAGAGTACTTTAATTTCTTTAAAACAACTATTACACAAAATCTAGACACAGATCCTATTGATATTGCATCTAGTTCGGTAAACGTATCTAATCTAAATTACGCTATTCCGTTTTTTGATCGATTGCTTCTCTTTTCCGAAAACGCTCAGTTCAGTTTAATTGGCACAGATAATTTAACAGCAAAAACGGCTTCTATTCAAATTACAACTAATTTCTCTGCCATCCCAGAAGTTGCTCCTGTTGGTACAGGGAAAAATGTTTATTTTCCTTACTTCAAAGATAGCTTTTCGGGAGTTAAAGAATACTTCCTAAATCCAGAAAACGGATATATGGATGCCAATGAGATTACCCTTAACATCCCTAAGTATATTGAAGGCAAAATATCTAAAATAACTGCTTCTGACACAGAAAACGTATTAGCAGTTCTGACAAAAAAGACTTTTGGAGATCCTTCTGTAAACAATGTTCTTTATATTTATAAGTACCTAAACGTTGGGTCTGAAAGAGTACAGGGGGCTTGGTGTAAGTTTATGTTTGCTCCGTCCACCAGGATTCTTAATGTATTCTTTAAGAAAGAAAACCTATATCTTCTTATTGAAAGAAAAGAGGATTCTTACTCTCTGTACCTTGAAAAAATTGATTTTCAGTCGTTTCAAACAAAAGCATACCTTCCGTATATGCCTCGTATTGACAGGATGGTTACAATTTGGCCAGACAGCACTTATAATTTATCTGGGACTACTAGTAGCTATAATTCAGGCCAAGACACTACGACTATAACGTTACCCTTAAATTATGCTTCGCAACTACCAACAATTGTGGCTGGAGCTTCTCCAGAAGTAGACTCTTCTGTTCGGTTGCTAGGAGACGGAAATTCTTACTTATACTCATCTAATTCAGCTACTTTTTACAGGTCTACTTTGTCTTCCCATAATTTCACAATTAGCGGTTATTTTAAACCTACTTCAACAAATAACCAAATTATTTTTGAATTGGATAAAGGAGTAAATGATAATTGGAGGTCAATACAGCTTGCAATAGAAGGAGGAAAATTAAGAGTTTTTAAGAAAGTTTCTTTAAACAATGGCTGGACAGGGGTTACAGGGAATAGTGTTATTGCTGATTCTTGGAATTTCTTCACTATTACTTCTGTAACAATATCAACAAATACATATCTTTATATTCAACTTAATGGTGGAACATCTGCTGTTGTTTTTGCCTCTGAATTTTCACAAGCATCTGCATACTTAAATATAGGTTCTTACAATTTCTCTGATTTTAGTGGAAAAATTGATAACATAGCTATTATAAGCACTGCATCTTCAACTATCCAAAGTAATTACTACGCATCCTATGGGCCTACTATGTCTACTCTTGCCTCTTCTTCTAACGGAACATTTTCAAACGCTAGTAAGTACACTCCAGAATCCAGAAACATCCAGTACCAAAAGCTTAATATGGATTTTGGATCAAATCTAATTAGCTATTTTACATTTGACGATGAGAATCCAGACTTAATTACTGATGTAAAATCTAAAGCAATCGTATTTGATAACGTTAAAAATATTCACTTAAACCAAGACCAAGTTTTATACTCAAAATCTAATTTAGACGTAGTGCCATTACTAAGTTCTGCTATAACTGGAACAGGATCTAGTGCTGTAACTACTATCACCATACAAGGGCAACTAAGCCAATATGCTGGTCCAATTTACGTAGGCATCTCCTATCCTATGATTCACACCATAACTCCAGTAGCCCTACGTGCTCCAGGTCAAAAGGGAGGCCAGATCTTGGTATCCAGTGGGAATTACCAGCTAAAGTATGGGTATATCTCGTATACAAACTCAAAGCGGTTTTCTATTGCTGTTACGTCTGGTGACCTAGCTCAAGGCAATTCCTACAACTATGACTTTGTTAACAACGGCTCACTTAAGTCTGGTACTTACCGCTTCCCATTGTTCTTAAGGTCTGATAACTGCTTCTTAACCCTATTAAACAACTCCCACTATCCCTGTTGTTTTGTATCTGCTGACTTTGAAGGCACACTCACAAATTCATATCAAAGGGCTTAACTCTTCAACCTTTTGGAACTACAAAAAACAAAAGTGTTTGATTAGAAAGGCTAAACCTGGAGATGGCTTATCTCTTGGCCCTAGATTGCGTAAAGTTGACTTAAGAGAGGTCGAAGCTTACTCAAAAGAACCTGCTGAAGATCAGCTTGAAGACGCAATAAAGATATACGGCACACACACTTATACCCTTGAGTTTGAGGGACTTATAATCGCTATGTTTGGTGTAGTGCCTTATTCTGAGTTTGCTGGCATAATCTGGTTAGTAGGATCAGATGATATTTTAAAAATTAAAATTCCTTTCTTGCGTAATTGTAGATTGTGGCTAGAGGCATTTAGTGAGCTTTATCCACTTTTGTTCAATGTCGTTAGCAAACAAAATGACTTGCATATTACTTGGTTAAAGTGGATGGGCTTTGTTTTTATCAATGAACACAAGGAATATGGTCTTAATAAAGAACCATTTATAGAGTTTGCAAAGATAAGGAAGTAATTTATGTGTGCACCAGCAGTAATTGGTATACCGCTTGCTCTTAGCTTAGGTCAATTTGCTATTGGTACAATCAGTAGCGTAATGCAGTACCAGGGGCAGAATCAAATTGCCAATGACCAAGCCCAATACCAAGCAAACCTCTCTAGCCTTGAACAGGAACGTTCTATTCGGGAACAAACCCAACTTCAGCAACAATATAGTCAGGAATCCCTTTCGAGACAGATGCAGTTATCCCAAGAGAGAGAAGCTACTGCTAGGGAGCTTATGGGCGTATCTAAAGAAGCTAGAGCAGTGCGTTCTAAGATAAAGGTTGCTTCTGGAGAAGCTGGAGTGCAGGGAGCTTCAATTGAAGGCTTACTAGATGAGGTTACCCGCCAAGAGTTAGGATACTTTGAGGCTCAAGCAAGGCAGAACCAGTTAAAAGATCAAGCCTTTAGTCTGAACGCTCAAAACCTAGCCGATGCTCGAAGAACCAACTCATCCAATGCCTTGTTTGGTTCACAGATGCGTATTGCAAGCATTAACAGGCCAATAGAGAAGCCTTCATTAGGTGCACTAGCAACTAACATCTTTAGCCAAGGTCTATCGGCTACTAACAGCTATTTTTCAAACAAATACTACCAAACCTATGGTGCTGGTTCAGGGCAGACTACAGATCTTGTTAGCGGTTTGTTTGGGTTTTAAGTTATGGCTGAAGAGAAAATTGTTCCTCGGAGTGGCAGGTCTGCAACAGGGTTAGAGGGTCAAGCCCCAACTATCCGTCCAGTTGCTTCAAGCATCCAGCCTTCTCAGTTCTCTGCTCCTCCCCAGGTTGAGTGGACAGCACCTTCTAGGTCTAATGAGCTACTCCAGGTGTCGGAAGCACTTTCAGAACTTAACCCTCAATTAAAAGCTTTTGGTACTGCATATATTCGTGATCAAGCAGTAGAAGCTAAGCTTTCAGAAAGGATTGCTCAGGAAGATGCAAATATTCTTGAGATTGAGAAAGCTAGAGAGATTGGGAAGAAGGATGTAAAGCAGAGCATTGCGGAAGGAATTATTAAGGCAGAGCAGACTCCTCAGTACTATACGGCTTTACAGAAGCTATCTGCTCAGCGTGTGGCTAAGAGTGATTACTACAATTTTGTTTTAAATTCTAAAGACCAGACAAACGGCTCTCTTAAGTATGCTGATCGCTTGAACAACCCGATGAATACTGAAGACCCTTATTCAGTACTAGAAGAAGCTTCCAACGAATGGCTAAATAGCAATTCTAACAACTCACAGATTTTTAATAGCTCCGCAAGGGAACAGATCTTAAAGATTAATGAGGGCATTGCAGAGCAATCCGTTAAAATTAGGTGGAACGGAAGGCAAGGAAAAATGGAGGAGCTTCTTTCTCAAGAAGGACAAGACATTCTATTTGATACAAACCTTCGTGATGAGGACAAGCAAGCCCAGGTTCAGCAATGGCTAACACGTGTGTCTAACGCAAACGTTCCTAATGTTTTTAACAAATGGGCAGAAGGATCGCTTCAGCCTTATATTTTAAGACTAGCCAAAGACAATCCAGATGGTGCTCGTAGTGAGCTTCAGAAGTACGAAAGCATTCCTACCCAGACAGGTGCTAAGCTCGGTGCTGGTGGCAACTTTGGTGTGTTTCAGGGTTTGTACTCACGAATTGATGCAATAGAAGAACAATCAAATAACAAGAATGAACAAAACAGGACAGATAGAATCTATGCTATTCAAGATCACGCTTTAAATATTGGTTATAAATATCTAGGTGAAGTTGAAGATCCTAATGACTTGCTCGATCCAGCAATTCAGAAAAAAATGCTTAACGATCTTGAAAATATTCCTATGGCAAATGGTGGATCGTTTTCTCTAAAAGAAAATCCAACATATGCTGGTCAAGCAAGAGCAATGCTTTCAGAACAAACACAAAAACTTGTTAAAGACCAGTACAGGGAAGATCCAGAATCTCTTGGGGAGCTTAAGATTGCCATTCAAAAAGGAGACATTGAAACGGCAGAAGGAATTGTAGAAATAATTGATGAGAATCGTGGTTGGGGAAGAAATGCTACCAATAGCAGACCTTTTGCTATGATTGAGATTCAAAAGCTTAGGGACGGAGTTGGATTAGCAAAGAATCCTTACGTTGTTGACTCTGTAGATAAGATTGAAAAGGTTGTCGCAACAAACATTACTCAGTTAGATGGTAATAAAGGAAGCGAAATTGTTGGTCAAACCTTACTATCAACAGCAAGCCGACCTGTAATTAACCAGAAGATTCAAGACAAGCTTCGTGTTATTATTGAAGAAGAACGAAAGACTAGCCCAAATAAGTCAGATGCTGAGATCATCCAGGGTAACATTCAGAAAGTCGCAGTAGAAGCACAGACTGAGGTTTTTAAAGATGCTCAGAGTAAGTATGAAAAGCTATCTAATTCAATTGAGAAATCTAAGAGTGCTGAAGCAAGTCTGAGGTCAGATCAAATTAACATTCCAGAAGGATTTATTGGAGAGTTATTTAAGGAGAAAGAAAGCTACAACGGACAGGCATTTGAAAGCCCATCAGTTCTAAACAACAGGTATCGGGCTAACGCAAAGCGTAGGCTTATTCTTCGTGATGCAGGTCTTGACGAAAACTCTCCTGGCATTACTCAGCAAGATCGTATGGCTATTTCAGCCATTAAAGAACAAGACGAAAAGATTTATGGTCAGATTAACAAGATCCTTCCTCTTTTGGCTAAAGACATTATTGAAGGAAAGGTAGATGTCCCAGAAAGTGCAATGCTTATGGATGGGGGAGGCTTTGGTTTTGTTGCACCACAATTAAAAACGATTAAATACAAGGATGAGGAGCTATCTAAGAAAAAGGATCAATATTGGGATTTAAAAATTATTGGTGGGTTTTCCCCCAATGAAATAGCAAAAGGCAAGACAGAAGAAGGGCTTCCTATTCCCTTTAACGTTGCTGGTGGACCAGGTAAAAATTCAGTAGACCAAGCAAATTCTTTTGGAGAGCGAGTAAAGTCATTTTCAACTCACTTTCAATCTGCCTCTCAAATGGATGAGTTAATTAAAGAATATCAAGCTGGGAACAAAGATAATGCCCTTGGAGGGATCTTTAAAAGGCTTGAACTAAACTCAGATGATGAACAGGATTCTTATGTTCAACAGCAAGCTTATCTGCTAGGAATTTACCGATGAGATTTAATAGCGTAGACGAAGTACAGCAAAGTTTGGCAGACCAAAATGTTCCGTTTGCAATGCCTTCTTCAATTCCAGTTGATCCTAACCAGATGGCTATTGATCCAGCTATGCCTGGTCAATCTGCAATGCAACCCCCTGTTGACGCTACTGCCGATGAGCCTTCTCTAATTGCCGATCTAGCTCTTGCTCCTATTCGTGGAGTTTTAGGTGCAACAGAAAGTGTAGCTGACCTTGTAACTCTCGGTAACTTACCAGAGGGAACAATCAATCGGCTTGGACATTCTAAAACAATGGCAGGTAGTGTTGTAGAGAATGCAACGGACTTTCTTGTTGGTTTTACACCTGTATTTGGATGGCTAGGAAGGGCTTCTAAACTAGGAAAACTAGCTAAACTTGGGAAAATTGGTAATTTCATTGCTAAGTCTAATATAGCAAAAGGAGCAATTGCTGGTGCTGTAGCTGACTTCTCAGTCTTTGATGAGCATCAAGAACGTCTGTCTAACCTTATTGAATCCGTTCCTCAGCTACAGAATCCAGTTACTGAGTACTTGGCTTCTAACCAGGAAGACTCAATCTTTGAAGGAAGGCTAAAGAATGCCGTAGAAGGTCTTCTTGCTGGTGGTGTTGTTGATGGTCTTATTAGCGGAGTAAAAGCACTTAGAGGTGCTAAAAGGGCTGTAGAAGCAGGGGATTCGACCCTAGCTGAAAGCCTTCTTGCTAAAGCTGGAGATGATGTAGATATAAAGCTTAAACAAGAATTTGGACCTACTCCTTTAGAAACTCCTCAACTTGCAACGCAAGCAGTAGATGGGGTAGAGGTAAAAGAAATTCCTACGGAAGCCCCAAGGGGCGTAAATGTATTTAACGATAAGTCTCAGCTAGAAGCCTCTACGTTCCTTGGTAATCTACCTAAAACAGGAAGAATTGTAGATATGGCAAATAGCCCAGAAGGGCTAGATATGACTTCTATTGAGAAGATTCGTGAAGCAGTTAGTGGTGATGCTGGAAGACCTATTGTAAACATCTTTCTTAATTCAGGACCAGCAAGCACTCACAAGGCAACTACAGCACTAGTAAATGAATTTGCTAACGAACTTATTGCTAAAAAGGTTGTAACAAAACCTGAAGTAGTCGCTAAAGAGATTGAGCAGATTAAACGGCTTGGTGGGGAAGACTACATTAAAGATCTTACAATTAGTGCAAAGAATTCAGAAGATTTTGCTGGCAAGGTTATGGGATTCAAGTTTGCAAGAATGGATGTTCTTAACCAAGTTGGGGAAATTGTTAACAAAACTATTTCTGCTAAAGAAGCTGTTTCGGCAAACCCTGGGGATGCAACAGCTTCACTAGCTTACAGAGAAGGGTTCATTCGCTTAAACGAATTGATGCCTAAGATTCAGTCTATTCTGTTTGGCGAAAAACAATTTCGAAGCAATCTTGGGCGTGGTCTTGCGATGGCTAAAAATACGGCTTTTGACGCTAAGATGGCAGAAGAGTTTATAAACATCAGCAAGAAGTGGGCTTCTGAGCCAGCAAAGATGGGGCAATATGAAACTGCACTAGCTGAATCTATTGGCAACGGAGACGCAAAAGTAGGCCGTGAAAACTTTGAAGAAGCCATCAGAAGGTTCGCTACGATTTACAATAAACACGGAGCAGATGGCATTGTTAACCTTGCTCCAGATAAGTTTTGGATGAAGCTTCACAATGAATGGTGGATCAATGCACTTCTTAGTGGTCCAAAAACATTTGCTGTTAATGCAATTGGTAATTTGATTTCTACTGCTTGGAAACCTATGGAATCTGCTTTGGGTTCTCAGATTGCGTTTATGAAGACAGGAAACCCAATTTTTAAAACAACTAGAAATGCGTTTTTAAGTCAATATGGAACTATGATGGATTCTGCAAAAGAAGCCTTTATCTCTGCTAACAATGCTTTTAAGACAGGTGAAAGTGCTCTTGTTCAGGGTAGAACAGCAGTTGAGCAGTACGACTCTATTATTACTAAAGAAAATTTTCAAGCCAAACTTGACGAAATTGAAGCAAAACATCCAAACGCTTCGCCTCTAATCAAAGGATTAGCTAAGTATATTGTAACAGACGCAACTACAATGGTTGGCAATGCTGTTCGGATGCCTTCTAAAGCACTTCTTTGGATGGACGAATTTACTAAACATCTTAACTTTAGATCTGTAGCCAAGAGCAGGGCACTTGCTGAATCTTACGATGAAGGATGGAAGCTTGCTGGTGAGGGCAAGATCCAGCCCGAACAAGTAGATGAATGGGTCGCTCAAAATACAGACAAAAAGATTAATGACTTAGTTCTCAAAGGTGGTGGACTATATTCACTTAAGAACGTAAGAATGCGTGGTGCTCTTGAAGGAGCTAGGGCTGGAAAGAATGGAGTTGAATTAGAAGAATATATTACAGATTACGTTGCTAAAAACTATGACGAGAATAAGTCTAACCTAGCTCAATATGCTTACGGATGGGCAGAAGAAGTTACATTCACAAAGCGTGGCGAAGATAAAACAATTCAAAGGTGGATTGAAAATGGAGTAAGAGAACATCCATCGCTAAGACTTGTTATCCCTTTTGTAACAACGCCCACAAGAATTATTAAGTTTTTTAGTCAACGTGCTTTTGGGGCTATCGGCTATGCAGAGGGCACATTAAGAGGGTTTAATAATACGCCCCTAGAAAAGCTTGCTCCTGAACTAACAAAAGCAAGACTACAAATAACAAAAGAACTTTATAGTTCAGATCCTTTTGTAAGGGCACAAGCAGAAGGAAAAGTAGCTATGGGTATTTCTGTTATGACAACGGCAGTTGGACTTTGGAGTAGTGGAAGCATTACAGGCCAAGGACCATCAGATGAAAAAGAACGTATCCTAAAACAGGCAACAGGATGGCAACCATATAGCCTTAGATTTAAGATGCCAGGTAGCGACACGTATCAGTATGTGTCTTATCAACGTTTTGATCCGTTGGCTACATTCCTTGGAGTTGTAGCCGACTTTTCGGATAAAATTAACGAAGATAAAGTAGGCAGTAAGGATTGGATTAACTTTATGGGTTCTGCAATCGGAACGGCACTAAGCAAGAACATCACAAGCAAAAGCTACCTTACTGGTATTGAGCAGATAATGGACGCAGTTAACCAACCTGACAGAAAGATGTCTCAGTTTATCAGCACAAGGCTCGGCTCTCTTGTTGTTCCTAGTCTTGTTTCTCAGGTTGTGCCCTCTGGTGATCCTCTAATGCGAGAAGCAAGGACGTTCTTAGATATGTTCACAAAAAGGATTCCTGGGCTGAGCGACAAACTTGAGCCTAAGCGAAACATCCTCGGTGAACCTATCAAACGGCAAGAAGCTATTGGACCAGACTTTATTAGCCCATTGTTTTATAGTGAGCAGAAAAAGGACAAGGTTATGGATGAACTGGCCAACTTAAGGTATTCTTTCAGTATGCCTCCAGTTGTTGAAAGCGGTGGGGTTGACCTAAGCAAGTATAGGAATGGGCAAGGCCAGACAGCTTACGATAGGTATATTGAGCTAACAGGCCAGGTTAAGCTAGGCAACAAAGACCTTCGCCAAGCCCTAAACAAGCTTGTTACTTCTCCTCAGTACCTTGCTCTGCCTTCCGATCAAGTTGAAGGATTGGATAGTCCAAGAGTCAATGAACTAAAGAAAGTTATTGGTAAGTATCGGGCTACAGCTAAAGAAAAGATGTTAAAAGAATACCCAGAACTATATGGCCATAGGGTTCTGCGGGATAAACTAGTAATGGCTAGAAGACAAGGAAAGGTGCTTGAAGCTCAAGAAGTATTGAGTGAATTGCAGAATGTACGATGAGCAGTGAATTACACAGAGGTTTAGGAAAACTGGAAGGTATGCTTTCAGAGGTTTTAACAAATCAAAAAGAATTTAAGCTTACGTTTGAAAAGCACGACACACGACTTCGTGTTATTGAGGGTAACTATATGAAGGGGCTGGGGATTGTTACCGCTATCACCTTTGCCTTTACTACGCTTTGGGAAACAATAAAAAGTAAAATTTTTGGTCCATAACGTGAAAATTGAACTAAAGAAAAAGCTAGAAGACCTGCACGAACTAGTAGCCGATACCCTGCTAGATCGCATTAACAATGGGGAAGCAACGCCAGCCGATCTTAATGTCGCAAGACAATTCTTGAAAGATAACGGAATAGATGCTATGCCAGAAAAGAGTTCACCTATGTTTAACCTAGCTCTAGCCCTTCCTTTTCAAGACCAAGGCAAGCCCCTTGAAGTTAAGGGTTTTAATGTAAAACAAGCAGAGGCTTTGCCATTTGAAAGGGTAGGGTAAGTTTATGTGTGGAGTTTATCAAAAAATGGGCGAGGCTATTATTAAGCCATACGCAGACGGAATAAAAGTTGGAAGAGAGTCTATGGCAAAACAAGCCAACACGCAAACAACATCTCCCAACTATTCTATTCCATCGTATTCTAATACTCAGCAACTAACGACTCAGCAACCAACGGATCAGCAACAAACACAGAATTCTTCAATGCCTAGAGCAACTACAAATAGATTCAGCTTTAACCAAGGAAGGCTTAGGATTGGCGATTCCACAATGAGTGGTTCTGATACTGGTCTGAACATATGAGAGACTACGCTAAGGAATACCGAGAGTACCAGGGAACGTCTGCTCAGATCAAACGTAGGGCTAGGCGTAATATGGCCAGAAGGCTTATGATCCGAAAGTACGGAAAAGCTAGACTTCGTGGTAAAGACGTAGATCATCACGATGGTAACCCTATGAACAACTCGTTCCGTAACCTTAAGATTATGTCCAAGTCAAAGAACAGGGCTAAGCACTAGTTTTTTGTTTATAGTCAGTTATTTAAGGGGGATATGAGCATATTAGAACGTTTGTTCTGGGGGTGCTCTAGGGGCGTGGTGGTGGTAGCCAAGGGAATGAAGCTAACAATCAACAAGTTAGCCTTGATTAATGAACAGATTTTCTTTATGTTTTACATTGTTGTACAGAGAGGAATTCCTTTTTTATTTAAGTTGCTTAATAGTTCACTAGGTTAAATATTAACTAGGCTATGAATCAAATAGACCCAAGACTAAAAGACTTTAGGAACTTCCTTTATATTGTCTGGAAGCACCTCAACCTTCCTGACCCTACACCGCTTCAATATGACATTGCCCAAAGAATGGAAGTTGGTCCTGACAGGCAGATCGTAGAAGCCTTTCGAGGAGTAGGAAAAAGCTGGATTGCTTCTGCGTTTGTTTGTCACCAACTCCTGGTAGACCCAACCAAGAACATCCTTGTAGTATCGGCAAGCAAGAACAGGGCAAGCGACTTCACTACGTTTACCCTAAGACTAATCAATGAGATACCAGTTCTAAACCACCTTGTCCCAACGGAAGAACAACGTAATTCCAAGGAAAGCTTTGACGTTGGACCAGCACCAGCTAGTCACGCCCCTTCAGTAAAAAGTGTTGGTATCACAGGGCAAATCACTGGTAGTCGAGCCGACATCGTGATTGCTGACGATATTGAAACCAGTGGCAATAGTCAGACTGAGCTTATGCGGATTAAGCTTGCTGAATCAGTCAAAGAGTTTGATGCCGTTATCAAACCCAATGGGCGAATCATCTTTCTAGGTACTCCACAAACTGAGAATAGCCTTTATGAAAAGCTAGAGGGCAGAGGCTATATGGCTCGTATTTGGCCAGTACGAATTCCCAGCGAAGAACAAAGAGTACGTTATGGTGTACGTCTTTCTCCCTACATATCTTCATCTAATGGGCAAATCGGAACAACAACTGAACCTACACGCTTCACCGATGAAGATCTTACAATCCGAGAATCGAGCTACGGACGAAGCGGGTTTGCGTTGCAGTTTATGCTCGACCCCAGACTTTCAGATGCTAACCGCTACCCGCTAAAGCTAAGCGATCTTATTGTTCACTCTCTTGATCCTAAACGTGGTCCAAGTCACCTTGTTTGGAGCAATGGTCCAGATTGCAGAGTTAACGATCTACCTAATGTTGGCTTTGACGGAGACGCTTATTATCGGCCTATGCAAGTCTCCTCTGAGTTCTCTGAATACCAGGGATGCGTTATTGCAATCGATCCGTCAGGTAGAGGCAAAGACGAAACATCCTATGCCATCGTAAAGTGTCTTCACGGCCAACTCTTCCTGGTTGACATAGGCGGGTTTAGGTCTGGCTATACAATGGAGACACTCGAAACAATTGTGCGTCAAGCCAAGCTACACGGATGTAACTACGCAATCTACGAAGCAAATTTTGGTGACGGAATGTTCGGTGAACTTATCAAACCTGTATTTGGCAGAATCCATCCTTGCACCATTGAAGAGGTACGTCACTCCACGCAAAAGGAAAAGCGAATCATCGACACCCTTGAGCCTGTAATGAACCAGCACAGACTTATCGTTGACCCAAAGGTAATCGAAAAGGATTTCCAAAGCATTGAAGGGGATGGTGAGACTCTTGCTAGATATAGACTATTCTATCAGATGAGTAGGCTTACCAGGGATAAGGGTAGCCTTGCCCAAGACGATAGATTGGACGCTCTTGCGATTGCCGTAAGCTATTGGGTGCAAGCTATGGCTAGGGATACCGAACTAGCCCACAAACAACACAAAGATGAATTGTTCCAAAAAGAGCTAGACAAGTTTATGGAATCAGCTATTGGTAACAGGTCTAAACCAAAAAGCTGGCTTACCCTATGAACCTCGAACCATCTAAATACGATCTCCGCAATATTAGCCCATTTCTTCCCAAGGGCACTAAAACAGGCTTTATAAGCCCTAAATTTGGGCCTGGGATGCCACTACAAGGGCCGATGAATGTTAGCCAAGGGGTAGATACCCCCCAACCGCTACAAACCGCTAATAAGGGTGGTTCAACCTCAGAAGTACAACCAAGTACCGAAAAACTGGCACTTGAGATTCCCTCTATGGAGCTTGGTGGTGGTGTCCGTACTGCCCCTGTGCGTATGGAACTTGCCCCTATCGCTCCTAAAAAACCTACTAGTAAGCAGAAGTAATTCTAGCCTTTTAGCATCTACCTCCGTGTCTCTTTCCCTAGATCCCAGCATTGTGGATCGCATTATGAAGTCTGAAGGAGGCTTTACCATTCAGTCAGGCAAAAAGGAATACTTCGGCTTTAGGGAAGACCACAAGGACTTCCCATCTATCCATAAGCTTGTACGTGCTCACGGAATAGACTCCAAAGAAGTTAAGACCCGCATATCCGAACTTCTTAACGAAAGAGCTATTAATGCTGGAGCTATCCTGTTTTCTAACCCTGGAGTCCAAGCTAGTATTATGAGTGTTGCTCATCTTAGGGGTGAAGGTGGATGTAGAGCTATTCTTAATTCAATTGCTGGTATGCCAATTGAAACATCATCCCAAACCATAAAGCCTCAAACCATAGACACCATCAATAGAATGACTAATTTAGAATTCCAAAACAAGCTTAGGGAAGTTAGGGAAGAGTATGACAAAAAGACTTACGGAGACAGGATCGACACTATTGTAGTAAAGGGAACAATTGTAAAAGGCAATTGGTGGGCTTTATTTGGTAGTGGGCTTAAGAAAAGGTACGATAGGGAAAGACAAGAGTTCTTGGCACTGGCTTAAGGTTAACTTAAAGTTAACTTAAGGATTATGTTTAAGTTATATCTTTAATATATACTATATAATATATTAATAAGATAATATATAAATAAACTGATTAGTATACTTGAAGTTAACTTAAAGCTAACTTGTAGTATACATATAGATAATAATAAGAGATGTCAAGACAAATCTACTTATAGACTTAAGGTGAGTCAGGATTCCAGGTAGATTATGTATTTATAGAATATGGTTAAAGCTTATGGAACATATAAACATTAGAAGTTCCTTATTATTGGGTTCTCCTACCCTGTTCTATCCTGCGTAGCGGTTTAAGGGTTATCCGTTCTCCTCCTTACAAAACCCTTTTTTACTTTTTGGTAGAAAATTTCGAAGGGTTTATATACGCACAAGTTTTCGTGTTTTCCCCCCTTGCCCCCCTTTCGCTTTCAAATTGCAGGGATTTTGAGACAATAAAAAAAGAAAAGCCAAGGGAAAAGACTTAAGGAGAAGGGAACGCATTACTCATCATTACCTTTCACTAGTCTATTAATCTAATCGAATTTGGATCTGCTCCATTCAGCATTAAAACGTTTTTAATAAAAGCTTATTAAACTCGCTTTTAATTTGAGTTTATTTGATGCCTTGAAACTTTTT